AGTTAATATCCGTAAACCATTCGGATGTGAAAAGTGCATGGGCTTTTGGATAGGTTGTTTATATTTTATTAATAAACCTTTCATTGATATTTTTATATTTGCTTCAATTACATCATTAACTTGTTGCCTGCTATTAGGAATAATAAAACAACTTCATGCTGTTAGAGAATGAGTATAACCAGCTTAAACCTTTCAGAAACAGAATCATGACCTTTAACGCTTCTCAACCTGCATTAATTATCATTGACAAGATTCGTCAGCGGTTAGGATATGGCTCTATTTGCTTTGACTGCTCCGGCTCAATAGCCACCGCAACAAGGGATATAGTTGAACTAATTAAAGAATATGAAAAACAAAATTGACGAATCAATAAAAGATGTAAAAGGATTCAGTAATAAACATGAAGCCGCAACGCTTAAACTATTCTTTATTTTGTGCAAACACATGGGCTTTAACGGTGAAATTGCTTCGCTATCATCTTGGAAAGAAACTCCAAAAAACAATGAATTAACAACAAATGGCTAACCCAAATGCGACACCTCCTGATAGTGGATTTAAAGACCACCCCGAACGAATTAATCTAAGCGGACGACCTCGCAAATGGGTAAGTACATTAAGGGATTTGGGGTATAAGAAATCAGAGGTTAATGATTGTCTTCAGGTATTGCTTGCATCCTCAACTGATGAATTAAAGGAAATTGAAGCAGATGAAAAGAATACCGCTCTTGAAAGGGTAGTGGCAAAAGCTATATTGGAAGGACACCGCAAAGGAACTCTTTACAATATCGAAACGCTCCTTACCCGGGTATATGGTCAGCCCAAGCAGGAAGTGGAAGCGCAGTTAAACATAACCAAGTTTGATGTAAAATTCAATGACACAGATAACCTTCCAGAAAAGTGACTTCAACGACATATACATACCTTACCTTAACAATTCCTCAAGGTTTTTGGTTTTCTACGGTGGTGCAGGGTCAGGCAAATCAGTATTCATTGCTCAGCGTTACATTTACCGCTGCCTCTCCGAACCCTACTTCCGGCTCATCTACTGCCGGAAAGTAGCTAACTCAATACGCTCTTCGCAATTTCTTCTCTTCAAAGATTTAATTACCCGCTCAGGGCTTGACCAGTTCTTTCATATCAAAGAGGTAACAATGGAAATCGAATGCGCTAATGGCAACAAGATGATTGCTCACGGATTAGATAATATTGAGAAAATAAAATCTATTCAGGAGCCGACAGATATATGGGTGGAAGAGGCAACAGAGATAACTAAACAGGAATTAACCCAGCTTAACCTTCGCCTTAGAACAAAGAAAGCAAAGTTTAATCAGGTATGTCTTTCATTTAATCCCATCAGTTCAGAGCATTGGATTTATGATTCTCTATTCGTTAAAAAGGAATTTGAAGCCGATACACTAAAGACCACATATCTTGATAACCGATTCTTACCGGATGAATACAAAAAGCAATTAGACGACCTTAAAAACACAGATGAGAATTATTACAAGGTTTACTGCCTGGGGGAATGGGGTGGTCAGATAAGAGGTGCTATATATACTCATTGGCAATTCTGTGACCATATACCACAATTTGCAGAGATGATTTATGGGTTGGACTTTGGCTTTAATAATCCAACGGCATTGGTAAAGATTGGCAGGGTAGAGAAACATCTTTACGTTCAACAGTTGTTATACAAGACTGGCATGACTAATACCGAATTGATTAACGAACTAAAGAAGTTAGATATAGGGAAAGCGCCTATTTACGCAGATAGTGCAGACCCACAGAGAATCGAGGAAATATACAGAGACGGGTTTAACATACGTCCGGCAGACAAAGGTAAGGATAGTGTAAGGAAGGGAATTGATACGGTTAAGACCTGCACTCTCAATATCATGGATGACAGCCCAGACCTGATAAAAGAGATACGCAACTATAAATGGGCTGAAGATAAGAATGGTAAAACCCTTGAAGAGCCGGTTAAGTTCTTAGACCACTGCATGGATGCCCTCAGATATGCCATACACAGCCATATCAGCAAGCCACAAGGCACATTCAAAGTCAGCGTTGTTTAGGTAGAAATGAAATAGCCATTTTTCTATTTATAGGTAATGGCAATAAACTTACCTAAAGGCTGGCATGAGGTATCTATTCAAAAATACCTCGAATACTACACACTACTCACTTCAAAGATTGAAGAGCCTCTTGACCTTGAAGTAAGGATTATAGCGTGTTTTTCTAACCTTCTCACCCAAGACATTGAAAATCTAAAGACTGGCGAAATTTATAAGCTTGCCAAACAACTGTCTTTTCTCAAAGAATTGCCCAATAAAAAGGTTCCGGCATTCTTTACTTGCGGAGGGGAGAACTATCAAGCCTGCCTGCTGATGAGCGATATGACCGGAGGGCAGTTTATGAACTTCAACGAGGTATTAAAGAATACTAAGTCGGAAGATTATATCTACCACATGGCTGACCTGATAGGGGCTATGTGCATTAAAAGAGAAGTTGGGATATTCTTTGACAAAGGGAAGGTTTCTTTTGTAAGGTATAAATACAGCGGATACAAAGAGAATGCTGAATGGTTTAACAAGCACATGAGTATTGCTCAGGCATACCCGCTCTATGTTTTTTTTTGCAAAGTCATGGACAGGTTGCCAACAGCTACCCAAGATTATTTAATAAAAGAGACGAAGAAACTGATGAAGAAGAACCGAAAGAAAAAAAGAATTTAGGGTTTAACGAGCATTGGGGATGGTTTACTGTAGTAGATGCCCTGAGCAATAACGATATAACCAAATGGGAACAGATATGCGATATGCCGCTGATGGAGTTTTTGAACGTGATGGCATACTACAAAGACAAACAGAAATATATGGAAGAGCAACAACTTTTACATGGAAGGTAGCTTAGTTACATTAGGAACAATAATGAAAAATGTTTCGGAAACAACTACCGAAGCACTTAAAAAGGCATTGAAAGAAGATGGGGTAGTTGCTTCGAGAAGTCTTATTCAGTCAATCAGGATGCCTGTTAAGATATTTGGCGATGTGTTCACGATGGAACTATGGATGGAAGATTATTGGAAAGCCGTTGACAAAGGAACCAAGCCGGGGACTATGCCCGATGTGAATAAGATATTGAAATGGATGCAACATAAAGGCATAACACCAAGAGCGACTAAAACAGGATTGACGCGCCAGCGCAGTAAAACGGGAAGAAAGATATTTAAAGACCGGAGATTGGTATTGGCTCAAAAGATANCAGGAGCAATATTCAGAAAGGGAACAATAAAAAGATTTGGTTACAAGGGAACCGACTTTTACGGAGAAACTATTAATCAAACATGGATTGACAGATTGCGGCAAGACATCAGCAAAGCCCTCAAAAAAGATTATACCATACAAATCATTCAAGCAATTAAGTAATGGCTATTACAATTCAGCAAAGCCCAAGAGCGGTGACGCCTGCATATAATGATATTATATTTGTTGTTTCTTCCACCAATACGGCACAATCTAATTTTCAGTATGTATGTGATATTTATATTGAGAATTATATTGGTCCCGTATCTCATGCAGGTAGGGGCTATCTTAGGGAAAAAGTTCCTGTTGACCCTGTTTATTCGAGCGGGGTATTTAATATCAGCACCAAGATACGGGACTTCCTTTCTTACGACATAGGCGATAAAGTTTATGGTGCAGAGCGTTGCGATAATTCTTTGATACGGGTTACTTGTAAATTTGGCGAAGAGTACGGTCCATCAAGCGGGATAGTAGTTTACCCTGATTTAACAAATTCTTCTCAATTCAGCGTATGGAGCGGGGTTATGGATTGGCGGGAATTTAAGGATTATGAAAATGAGTCTTATGTTACATCCTCTCCCACTCCGGTAAGTACGCCTGTATTAACACAGCGTCCCTCTTCCGGTACAATCAGAAGCGATGAAAGCGGATGGGTTTATGCTTTATCGAATGCAACTGATAACTTGAAATATGCAGTTATAGAAACATGGAAAGCAAATGGCACATTTATAAAAGTAACGAGGGTAAATAATGAATGGGCTACTGTGAACAATGCGGGGACGCGGATGATAAAGATACCTGCCGGATTAGAACAGTTAGACCAGATACCATCTTCTGGCATTGTAGCGCCAGGAACACAGCCCATCTCATTTAACACTGGGAGATATAGGATTTATTGGGAGAATGCCTCAAGTGGGCAGACGAGGGCAGAGCAATGGTTTATAGTGGATGATGAGGCTTGTAGCCCATTTACAACTTTTAGATTGCATTGGTTGAATGAGCTTGGGGGGTTCGATTCATTTAGTTTTATCATGAAGAGCGAAGAAAGTGAAGAGATAA